TTGCATGACCTAATAAATCTGTGTAATGATATAAATTCAAGTATTCACTACCACTTTCAAGATTCATATACTTTGTTAAATCATAACAATTTATTGCCCCCTTTTCACATGATGTATGGTCATTATAATCATAGTTTACTGTTTTATCTACTATTATTACTACTTTACCCATTACATCTTTTAATTTTGTCTCCTTAGTAATTTTACCATCATATATCACAGATTTTAATGTTGCATCTATTGACGTTGCTACTGCATGATATATGTTTGAGTCGTTGGGTTTTATTCGCAAATTAATAAATAAAGGGTCTTTATTGTTTGGAGAACCTTGAGAAAATGCATTGGTTGCAACTGTTGTCAATATTTTATCCAACAGTACGCTATTTTGTGTATCTAATAAAATATATGATTTATCACTTGATACTGCAACCATCGGTTTGAACACATTTTGTTCTTTTATATGAAATACTTCAAAGTCCAAAAAACGACAACCTCGTTTTAATACTTCCTTTACCATATTTGTACTAACATATTTACCACTACATGCCGAGTTATAAGATGCTTTTATACAATATTCATGTAATGGCATTTTCGCATATTTATTAGATATACTTTGAAGGTTGTTGAACTCATTGTATTTAGCTACTACGTCTTTAACTTCGTTTTCTGCTGGTTCAAATCCTTCTATCGTTTTTGAAAAACCTTCTGTCGTTTTTGTATCTAAATTATTCAATATTATACGCCTTTTATATTTCAAATTATATAACAGATAAATTATTAGTATTATTGAAATAATTAATAGGATCAAATGGAAATTATTAATCATATTTATATTTTATGTATATATAAACAAATATAATAAAAATATAGTATATAACTTATTCAATGGCTGGTGGATTACTAAATATAGTCGCTGTCGGTGCAAATAACATTTTTTTAACAGGTGACCCATGTAAAACATTTTTCAAAGCTACCTATGCAAAATACAGCAATTTTGGACTACAAAAATTTAGAATAGATTATGACGGACAACGAGATTTACGAAAGGCAGAACCGTCTACATTTACGTTTAAAATTCCACGTTATGCTGATTTATTGATGGACACCTATATTGTTGTTGCATTACCTGATATATGGAGTCCAATCTATCCTCCTACGCAAGATACTGGTTATAAATGGGCTCCATATGAATTTAAATGGATTAAAAATATTGGAACTCACATGATTAAAGAAGTTACTATTACATGTGGGTCTTTAACATTACAACGATATACTGGTGAATATATGGCAGCAATGGTTGACCGTGATTTTTCTACTGAAAAAAAGGAATTATTTAACAATATGACTGGTAATATTACTGAATTAAATGACCCAGCATATGCTCATGGACGAAGTAATACATATCCATCCGCGTCATTCACACCTGACCTTAATGGTGCTGAACCATCCATACGAGGACGCAACCTTTATATACCTATTAATACTTGGTTTACATTAAACAGTACATGTGCGTTTCCATTAGTTGCACTTCAATACAATGAATTAGTTGTCTCAGTTACTATGAGACCCATTCAAGAATTATTCCAAATACGAGATGTTTTTGATGTTGAGTATAATTATCCTTATATACAACCAGATTTCAATCAAAACCGATTCCAAATGTATCGTTATTTACAAACACCTCCTACTGGATTTATTAATGCAACTGATTATGATAATCCAGTTTCAACATGGAATGCTGATATTCACTTACTATCTACTTATTGCTTTTTATCTAAAGAAGAAACACAAGTTTTTGCTAAAGATGACCACGTGTATCTTGTAAAAGATGTGTTTGAACACAAATATGAAAATGTTACTGGGTCTAAACGCGTTAAAGTCAATTCAAATGGTATGGTTTCCAGTTGGATGTGGTTTTTGCAACGCAACGACGTAAATTTACGTAATGAATGGAGCAATTATACCAACTGGCCATATGATAAATTACCTTCTAATATTACATTAGCACCAAACGAACCTTTACTCGGTATGGAATATGATTTATCGTATGGTATTGGTATTCATCCTGGAGTTAATAATGTTACAAATAGTGGTATCGCGATTACTGGTGTTTATCATAATGAAAATCGTAGAGATATTTTAGAAACCATGGGGATTTTATTAAATGGTGAATATAGAGAAAATACATTAACCCGTGGGATCTATGACTTTGTTGAAAAATATACACGTACTGGAGGAGCCGCGAAAGAAGGTCTATATTGTTACAATTTCTGTTTAAATACAAGTCCACATGAATATCAACCTACTGGTGCAATCAATTTAAGTAAATTCAAAACAATTGAACTGGAAATTAATACATATTCTCCCACTATTGATTATGTAAATTCCAGTTACGATATTGTATGTGATGCTGAATTTGGTGAACCCATCGGTGTTCGTAAATCTAATTGGCGATTATTTGAATACAATTATAATTTAACACTATACGAAGAACGTTATAATATTTTATCTTTTATTGGTGGAAATTGTGGCATGTTATATTCCAGATAATACTGCATGTTTCCTTATATAGCAACCTTTTATTTACGATTTTTACAGTATTCGTTTCATATATTGAGTAAAAATTAACAGAATATATATAATTGTTATTATATATATACGCCAACACCTTATGGGAGATACTATTGACAATGAAAATAATATAAAACATAATGATAAAAAACCTGATTTAAATAGGTCTTTTAGCAATAACAATAATGCAGATATTCGTGATTTTCAAAGTGAACATATGATTCATAAGTTAAAAAAAATAAAAAAAAAGAAAATGAAGAATAATTACAAGAAAGTCAAAGAACTTGATATTTTAACAAATGACCTTACTCCACCACCTGATACTGATACTGATACTGATAATACTATAAATGGTAAACAACCAACATCTACCATTCAACATATAAAAAATCTTATATTCAATAAAGATAAACCGATTATTGAAGGAGCCCATGAATTTAAAAAAGAGGAGTATGAGGGAATTCAAAAACCAAAAAAGATAATACGCCGACCAATAGTAACACAACATGCAGATGGTGATATTATTACCCGATTATATAAACATATTAATTACTATAATACGTATTTGGCAGAACTTCTTGTTGGCGAAAATGACACTTATAATAAAGAGTCAGCTGCCAGAGAGAATGATATTAAGTTAGTACGAAACTCTATTGTATGGTTAGAATGTGCATTTATTAGTTCTATTATGGTTTATAATTGGTACTTTGCTATTTATTTCGCTAAAGATAAGGGTATTCATATACCCTCGTTTTCTGCAGACGCACTCAGAGAACACTGGAGAAATGAAAATACTAAAGAAGAAAACTCAGTTATCAAAATTTTTTTATGGTTTTTTGAGTTTGCTTTATGGTTTCCTGAAAAATTAAACTGGTTATTAGTAGATATTTTACCCACAACATCAGGACTACTTAATGGCACTTGTAACTTTTTATTCTTATATTTTGTTTGTTTATATTGTGTCAAATATTTTGCAATAACATTTAAAAATTTCTTTGATGCAATATTCAAGATCGATAAAGGATTTCCAACAAACCCTATACTTTTGAGTATGTTAATGATTATATTCGGTTTATTTATAGTTTCTCTAACTAAAGAACCGAAATTACAAAAGGATGAGAGCGGGGGAGTTGCCAGTGCGATAATTAACGCGGGTACAGCTGCTGGTAAGGGTGGTGTGATTGATAAGTTTTTTAGAGGTATTTGGCATATTTTACATCTTATAATAGTAGTGGTTGTATGTGTTCCAGCTGGGGCTATTGCTTCTGGATTATATTTAATATATATGTCTTTCTTTTCACGGTTAACTTTAGGTAACTGGGATGTTACCGATGTTCTTTTCAGTATGGAATCTATAAATGAGATTGATAAACACATTCGTTCTTCTAAAGCTGGATTTGAAGAAACTGATTTATGTAACTCCAATACCTTTTTATCGTTCTTATACTCATTTTTATCTATTATTTTTAATTTTTTAGATTATTTTAAAACACATTTACTCAAAATTATTTACACCATTATGTTGGCGATTATAACGGTTAACATGTCTACCAATATTTCCTCTCTTGCTCCTAACAAACTTCCTTTAAATTTCTTCGCTGCTGCAATAAGTATCGCTGGTATAGTCATGGTTATCACAAGTATTATTAGATATTTTGAGTTGAATAAACCAACAAATACCGATGATTCTTTACACCATTGAAGATTTAAAACCGCACCATTGAAGCATTTTTATATTTTGTCTATAAATAATATAGATGACTACACATAAGACAGAGGATTATAAAATTACAATTTGAAAGAAGGAATAAAATTACACAGAAAATCATCAACGAGAAGACGAAAATTAAAAAATTATAAATAATATACTTAAAAATTAGATGGTTTAAGTATATAACTGGTAATGCGATTAAAAAGTGAATTATATAAAAAAGAACAAGATGAAATAATAGATAAAATTATATCCATATTAGATTTGGAAAATAAAAATACATATACGCTTTATGAATTAGATAAAAACGAAGAAATACAAAAACAAATAATGGAATTAATACCTGAAATACGGAAATGGTTTTCATTTAATGGAATAAAGGCAGTAGGCGATCCGAGTAAAATAAAACGACCTTGGTTGTCTATAATAAAACATTTGATAAAATCAAAATATAACATGGAAAGCAAAGATTTCCAACTTACTGAAAATGGACAGCATATTAGAACGCATGTTTATACTTTTATTTTGTTAGAAATCTTAGATAATTAACCATTTGGTCTTTTGTAATATAAGATATATCATAATTAACAATATACCCTTGTAATAAATTAATTATTGAAACATTATCAACTTTATTATGAAACTTTGTTGAATTACAATTCAACAAAGAGGCGTACCCTAATAATTGTAAAATTTCATAAACAGAGTTTTCACCAGTAGTGCATTTGATATCATATAAATAATTATTTATTACTAAATCACAATCGGCCAGAATTTTTTTATTGTCTAATAATTCAATTGGGTATCCTAATGCTGGATTTAATAAAATATTTGGTGTTTCGTTTTCTTTTACCAGTTCTTGACACAGATTTTTTAGAGGCAAATAAAACACATCTTCTATATTGGTCGTAGACTTGATTAAATCCAATATTTCATTAACTTTGTTTTGTTCTGGACACCCACCGAATGATATTGTATGTGACATAGAAGTTATAAATAATTCTTTCATAATGTTAATAGACGCATATAATTCGGTATTTTCTGATTTTTCGTAACAAATGTTTAAGCATTCGTCTAATTTACATTCAGGTACGTAGTCTGGTAATTTACCATGAAATACACATTTTTCAAATCGTCGAATGCACCCATGCGAACAAATATGTGTTGATGTGTTAGGTTCTACACGTTGTATATACTTATTTTCTATATATTCGTTTTTGTCAAATTCTTTATTAGCAAAATCAACGCAATTAGGAATACGGTATCTAATCCAACCATTATAATTTCTATACTCAATATTTAACCATTCGTTTTTCTTATCTTTTACAATGAAATTATCGCATTGGTCAATACTAATAATCTTATCAGATTTGATAGAAGGTTCTTTGAATACTGCCCAAGAATTAAAATCGTCATTACGAATATACGTCCATACTTCTTCGTTGTCTAAAATCAAATTAATCTTATTGTCATTATGTATTTGACCTTCTGCTCTACTATCATGAAATGTTTTTTTTGTTATTTCGCAAATTATTCTTCTTACCAGATAATCAAAGAATGTTCCTGTTAATGAACTATCGATAGAATGCATGGTTTTAATAAATTGTATACATTCATCATTTAATATTTTTTTGGTAGTTTTATTAAAATTAGAATAATCAATATTATTAAAACATTCTTTCATAATATAGTGATAACAAGGTTTATTTGAAATGTTTTTGATTCTTGTCGTTAGATTACCTACCATTTTTATTTTACTATAATGATTTTTGTATAACCAATCATATAAATATGACCTAATATCCTCATTTTTTTCGTTATTTGAAACCAGAATTATAGATTTTATTGGACTTTTTAACAATTCACCAATTGTTTTATATTTTTTGCTTGTGATTAACGTAAGACTATCCATGATTTGTATATTATACTAATATAAATTGTGTTCATTTGATTTCAATTTTATGTTATATTCGTTAAACTACTTAAAATAAAACCTTTAGTAATCTTCAAGGGTGTAAATGCGAATAATTTGAAATAAATACCTCTTAATTCATGATTTTATTAATTTTTGTAAAACTATTTTTTTGTTATAAGTACAATTGTTTATAACAAATTAATTACATACATATTAATATAAATATATCCACTTACACCTTATATATGACAAATAAAAAGAATAAAAATAAAACCGCATATAACAAAAAATATCCATTAGTTTCTATATGTACACCCACATTCAATCGTCGTCCTTTTATAAAAACTATGTTTGAATGTTTTAAAAATCAAGATTATCCCAAAAGTCGTATGGAATGGATTATTGTTGATGATGGTACCGATAAAATTAAGGACTTAATTGAAGCTTCTAATATTCCACAAATACGGTATTTTGAACTTGATAAAAAAATAACGTTAGGAGCAAAACGAAACTATATGCATAAACATGTTAAGGGTTCTATTATTGTTTATATGGATGACGATGATTATTATCCACCCGAACGTGTATCTCATTCCGTTGAAATGTTACTCAAAGATGATAAAGTTATGTGTGGTGGAACCAGTGAAATCTATGTATATTTCAAAACCATGAACAAAATGATTCAGGCTGGACCATATGGACCAAACCATGCTACTGCTGGCACATTTGCATTTAAAACAAAGTTATTGGAAGATACCAAATATAATGACACTGCAGCTTTAGCCGAAGAACGTGAATTTCTTAAAGGTTATACCGTGCCATTTGTTCAATTTGACCCATTAAAAACGATTTTGGTATTTTCACATGAACATAATACATTTGATAAACGTGAAATGTTTAAAACATCACACCCCGATTATTTTAAAGAATCACCTAAAACGGTTGATATGTTTATTCGGCAAGACCACGAAGCCAATGTTAAACAATTCTTTTTAGAAGATATTGATAAATTATTAGATAATTATGAACCTGGATTACCTAAAATGAAGCCTGATGTATTAAACCAGATTCAAAAAATAAAGAAGGAACGAGCCGAAGCTATTGACAAAATGCAAAATGGTCCTATTATGTTACAACAGGGAGATGGACAGCCTCCTATAGAATTAAATCACCAACAAGTTGTACAATTTATAAAACAATTACAACAGAAAAATGAAGAGTTAATACAACAAAACTCTCAAATACAAAATGCGTATAATCATTTACACAATGTTATTATTACTATGGAAAAATCTCTTTTTGAAACCAAAAAATTAATACCATAATTGCTTTCATTATCTTTACATATTACATAATATTATGTAATATATATCCTATTCTAAATCCAAATCCAAATCATCATCTTGCAATACTAATGTATCTTTCTTTACAGTACGGTCTAAATACCTATATATACGTTTTATATCTAATTTTGATAACCCATATGGTTCAAATATTTGTTCTATCTCGTTTACATGTTCCACATTTGAAAGCAAATCATATCCATAATACAGACGTAATTCTTGAAATAATGATACTATATCTTTTTTATCCAAATTCAACCGTTGGGTTAAGTTATAAATAAATAACATATTATTATATTCTGTTGAATATTTTGTTAATACTTTTGTAAATCTTATCTCTGACAAATGTTTTATGCTATTATCAGTAATCGCGTCATGGTAAATTTTGTTATTATAAAATGTTTTTATTAGTGAACTCATTTCATTAAATTGCCATATTTGTTTTTGAAAGGTAATGCGGTCAATGTAATCTGCTATACATATATGTGTTAATATCTTATAATACAAAGGAAACGTTATTTTTACATCTATTTTTGATAATACATCTACCAAATTCTCATGCCATAACAATGCTACAATTGTTCTATCCGTCTCATTCATAAAATGCTCATGTTCTTTAAATGTTACATTTTTCATAATTAAGGATTGGGTTATCTTCTTTGAATCTTCATCGTATAATTTTGTACGAAATAATTTCATTAATCTACCATTCTTTAAAATATCTGGTTGTTTTACTACAGATTCACATACAAATCGCAATTTTCGTAAATCGCCTTGGATATACATAAGTACTTCATTTATATCCTCTCCTCTCATATCAGTGTAATCTGGAATTACACGAGTTAATATTGTATTTACTTGAGTATGAGTTGGTGTTTTTATTTCAAACACATTACATACTTTCATTAATTCCTTTATTTTCTTGTCTATGTAATAATTTCCTATACAAATGATTGGATGTGAACATGTGTTCTCCAATCTTTGTTTTTTTGTTTTTTTCTGCCGAATTAATTTTATTAATGCCGTTATACCACCTTTATCTCCATTATTCATTCCATCTATTTCGTCCATTACTATCGCTATTTTACGAACCTTCTTTGTAAACATATCTAACACATTTCGGTTTGATATGTTATGACTTGTTATTGTATCTATTGATGATTTATTTCTTACATCACCTGCATCATATTTTACCATATCATAATCCAAATCTTTTAATAATTTATTAATAAATTCGGTTTTTCCACAACCTGGAATACCATATATGTATATACCTTTTTTATAATTTATATTTTTTATACGTTCGTCAAAATTTATCAAATGTTCTTTTATTTCATGCGATATTTCTTGTCTATTAAATATTATATTTGTATTAATCTCTTCCATTTGTATTGTTATATATATGGTATAATCATTTAACTTCATTCAAACGAATAATATTATGTATCATAAAATTATTCAAATATATTTTTTAACGCGAAAAATTACTGAAATCCGCCGTGCGGGGAATATAATCACCATTCGGTTTTGATGGTAATTTACCATAGTAAGAATAAGGGTCAGTCATACCAGTATTTCCTGTGATTGGACCTTGTTGTACTTGTTGACCTACTACAGCATTTGTTGTACCTGCACTTCGTTGTCCGTCAGGTACCACTTGACCTGCTGCATTTACTGTACTACCTACAACATTTCCTACTGCATCTATCGCACCACTTGCTGCATTTCCTACTGCACCTAATACACCCGTTGCTACATTACTTGCGGCACCTACTGCTCCAGTTGCTACATCTCCCGCCGCACCTACTGCACCAGTTGCTACATCTCCCGCCGCACCTACTGCGCCAGTTGCTACATCTCCCGCTGCGCCTACTGCACCAGTTGCTACATCTCCCGCTGCACCTACTGCTCCAGATGCTACATTACCCACTGCACCTACTGCATCCTTAACAGGGGCTTTCTTTGGCTCATCCTTTACTACACTTTTACCACTTGCATCTTGTGTTCCCGACCCACCTTTTCCACCACATGAGTTACATGTACCTGTATTATAATTACATGATGGGCATGCTGGGCATACGGGTGGTACTATTTGAGTTTTTAACATATATCTATCTAATGCATTACTATCTACTCCATCTCCAGTACCATTAAATATGCTATCATAATAATCTGTTCTTGACCTTCTGTTACTATCTGTTTCTTCACTATCAGTGTCAGAGTCTCCACCTGCATCAGGCTCTGCTGTGTCTACACCTTGCTCTGTAAATCTCTTTACATTACGTAAAGTCATATCACCATCACTATTTTTATTTACTAATGCTACTAATGTTTTCTTTGCATTTTCAATATACAATATCATATTTTGACCACACATATCATGGATAATGCGAGGAACAAAACTTGTATTTGCTACACTATCATCATTTCCACGGGTATTTTCACCAGTTGAATTTGGGTTAGATAATGTTTCTGTATTTCCACCTCTCTTACATATCTTTATTTGTTTATTTGAACCTTCTCCAGAAGATACTAATAGACTTGCATTGCTAATATCATATTTCACAAACTCACTTAATTGATATACTTTACGGGTTGTATTATACATAGGTTCTTGTACCATCTTATTGTTATTTGCATCATTATCTACATAAGAGTTTTCTATATTAAAAGTTCTTTCCTCTTTTTGTTTTGATGTTGCATTATCTGTATCACTTGAGTTGGCAGGGTCTGCTACATAATGATTATATAAGTATTCCATATGAGATGTTGCATATGTAAGTGCAGCAGTAACCATATTTTTTGGCTTTCCTGCACTTGATACTGGGTTTGTTGTTGCTGCTGAACCAGGAGATGTTTCCATAACATGCAGGTAAGTATTTGTATGCCATGGTAGTACAATTACATTGTAACTATTTCCTGAGTTTGTACCAACCGTATTGTATATAGCGGATACCATGGAATTCTCCATACTTGTTGCTGGTACAGGAGATATTACAGTATTCGCATCTTGTATGTCATATGTTGATGTAGATGTAGCACCACGTGTAAGAATGTGTAATTTTTTTATCTCATTGGTATTTGTGTTTGCATTATTTGTTCCTGCTACTGCAGGAACTGCTGCTACTGCAGGAACTGCTGCCGTTGTCCCCGTTGCCGATACTGCTGCTACTGCAGGTACTGCTGGTGTACCAGGGGTTGATACGTAACTTGAAGATACATCTAATTCAACCAAACTACCATTCTTATTATCAAAATAGATAGTATCATAAATTTTATTTAATTCATTCTTATTTGAATAATTCACTATCTTATGAGATGAACCTGTATCTACATTATAATTATATGCAGCCATACCTTCACTGTATGATTGATAACATCTACATATTAATACTGTACTTACTAAAAGTATTAACAAAAATAGAAAAATAGTTAATGATGAAAATTTCATTATTATAAATATACAGTATGTCGCGAAAATATATATAACACTATTATGCAATAAAAAATTGATATATTTATATACCAACCGTTATTTTTAATTTATATCTATGAGTAAACCTAAGAAAGAACCAGTTTTACTAACACGTTTTTATAATGATGCGGTACCATTTGAATTATCTATCGATGAGGCAGGACGGGGGTGTTTATTTGGAAGAGTTTATATAGCATGTGTAGTTTTACCTAAAGAACCATCACTATTTGATGGAACAAATATTAAAGATAGTAAAAAATTCTCTTCAAAAAAAAAATTAAATGAAACTGCTGAATATATAAAAAATAACGCTCTTGCTTGGCATGTTGCATACGAAGAACCTAAAATAATTGATGAAATTAATATTCTACAGGCTGTTATGCATGGTATGCATAATTGCATTCGGGAAATTATTCAAAAATTAAATACAATTAATGGCGCTCAACCGCTATCTATGGAAAATTTTATGGCCGTTATTGATGGCAACTATTTTACACCATTCCGTTCATATAATGAAGAACAACAATGTATAATTGAACTTCCACACGTTACTGTTGAAAAGGGTGATGGCAAATACATGGCTATTGCTGCTGCAAGTATTTTAGCAAAAACATCCAGAGATAATTATGTTTTGGAATTATGTCAAAAATATCCATTTTTAGATGAACAATACGGATTTTGTAAAAATATGGGATATGGGACTAAACTACATTTGGATGGTATTCGCGAACATGGTATTACAAGATTTCATAGACGTTCTTTTGGTATTTGTAAAACTTCACCATTAAATCAACTTGATACGTCATGTAATGAAAATACTGATTCTATTGAGAATGAGTTATCATCATCTCATTTATAATATCTGTTCCAATGATTAAATATTTTGTTGCATTATCATTCGTACTATATCCTATTAAAAATTGGTCATCCTTTTTTTCATACACAAAACCTAATGAATATTCTACCTTCTCTTTTTCAAATGTAAATAGTTGACTATATGTGATTAATTCATATGTTTCTGCATTAATAACTACAAACATATGA